GGACAATTATTTGCTCCGGACGATAGTTCAATACTAGTTTCTGCTGAAGGTATACACTATGGTGATTTTAAAGGCAGTGTGTTTGGAGACGATAGTACTGTTATAGTAGATAGTATTAATAAGAATATAAACGCTATAGACGTAAATGCTACAAATATATATGCCACTACACATCACGGAGATTTAAACAAAACAGGTTCTGCAATGGCAATAACATCAAATAATGGGGTGAATATTTTGCCAGGTGGCGCACTCAATATTCCTAACGCTACTTTTATTCAAGTTTCGTCTACTGGATCAATTGATATACAAGCTACAGACAACTTGACACTAAGCTCAACAGCAGGTGTAGTCATAATTGATGGCTATGTAAATGTAGAAGATTTAAAAGCAATTGTAGCAGATAGCATAGACTTTAATGATTTTAAAGCAAGAGTGGCGGCAATTTAACGGAGATAGAGAATGGCAATACAATATATTAACATAGGACAAATTGCAAACGACGGAACAGGCGACGATCTCCGAGAAGCATTTATAAAAATTAATGACAATTTTGAAGAAATAGATCTTAGAGTAATCGAAACTATTACAGTAGAAAATGCAGGTAGCCTAGGTCAAGGTTTGTATGCAGGTCGCACCGGTACAATTGACAGTTTTAAAAGATTGGTGGGCGGCAATAACATCTCATTAAGTTCTAGTGATAATGGAGTGACAATCAATGCCGCCGAAAGTCTAAGCGAACTTATTGTAGTAAGCGATAATGGAACTGTAACTGTACAAAATGGACAAACCATGAGTATTAGTGGTGGCGAAGCTATTAGTACACGAACCAACGGACAACAAATTATTATAGATCTTGAAACTAGTAATGTAGTTTCTAGAGACAGTATGCCAACATTGAGTGCAAGTCTAAATGCCAACGCTAATGATATTATTAATGGGGGAACAATTAGTGCTAATAACTTCAACGGATATTTAGAAGGGCTAGTTTGGGGTTACGACATACGCGAATTCGGACCATACTTAACAGGTTTTGATTTTGGCAGGATCAGAAATACATATGATAATGCATTAGAATTTATATTAGCCACAGTTGATTTAGATTTCGGAGCAATCACACCAGACACAGGCGATACTGTTGATCTTGGCTTTATTTGATTCCGATAAATATGCTATATAGGAATTAAAATATGGCAGACCTTTGGACACAGCCTTCGGGTATAACACTTGCAGATTTAGACGAAGAAGTAACTACAACCATACCGTTGCCTGTATTAAGCAGAGCAACAGTTAGTCTCATAAGCGGAAATCTTCCGCCTGGACTTCGTCTCAAAGGAACAAGAATAGAAGGTACTCCGTATCAGGTAGCTAGAAAAACAGAATATAGATTTGTATTAAGAGCAACGCTTGATCAAGCAATAAGAGATCGTATATCCGATCGTACATTTAAACTAACAGTTTCTGGTGCAGATGCGCCTATATGGACAACCGAAGCAGGTGATCTTCCTGTAGGTAATAATAATACCTTCTATATTTTAGATAGCAGTCCTATCGATTTTCAATTACTTGCTACTGATGAAGATATAGAAGCAGGTCAGACTCTTGAATTTTATATAGGAGACGGTGATGGAGAATTACCTCCAGGAACCAGCCTTACAGACGATGGCAGAATTGTAGGTATAGTTGATCCTTTGTTGGCCATAGAAAAAGGATTATTATACAGTGCAGGCACATACGATACGAGTCCATACGATTTGATATCGGGAGGATATGATTTTGGTTTGAGAAGCTCAAATGGTTTTGATAGTTTCTTTTACGACACAGCAACTTTTGATTTTAATTTTTCAGAACAACCTCCCAAGAAACTCAACAGGTATTATCAGTTCACTGTTAACGTAACAGATGGTGATACTGTTGCTAGAAGAACATTTAGAATATTTGTAGTTGGTGATGACTTTTTCCGTGCTGACAATACCATTCTACAAGTTGGCACAGGAACATTCACAGCTGACAATACCAACTTACGTACACCTATATGGATTACTCCAGGCGATCTAGGAATAAAACGTGCAAATAATTATGTTACTATTCCATTAGATATTATCGATACCAATAGTCAAGTTGGATTTGTCAACTATAGTTTATTAGAAACAAATGATGATGATACTCCTAGCATACTTCCGCCAGGTTTAAATCTTGACACATCTACTGGAGATATCGCAGGTAGAGTACCTTACCAAGCTGAAGTTACAAAAGAGTATAAATTTACAATACGTGCAACACGTTTTACACCAGATCAAGTTGATGAAAATGTAAGCACTAGTAAAACATTTTCCCTTAAATTATTAGGCGAAGTAAATTCTCAAACAACTTGGATTACGGATTCTAATCTAGGTACTTTAAACAGTAATGTTATTAGTGTGTTAAGAGTTGACGCTACTACGAATGTACCCAACAGTAAAGTTTTATACAGTTTAGCCAGCGGAAGATTACCCCCAGGACTACAACTAAGTTTTGATGGAGAGATTGTAGGGAAAGTTAGTGCATTTGGTCAAAATGTATATAAAAGTCTATGGAGAGCAAGTAGGAATTATACAGCAGGAGATATTGTAAAACATAACGGAATTTATTATATTACAAATAGTGATCACTTGAGTACAAGCACTGGTGTATTTACTAATGATTCTACTCTCTGGGCAGAATTTCAATATACCAGATCTGGGCTTACTGTATTTGATAACGATAATTTGTTACTGGATGGTTCAGAAACAACTATTGACAGAGTTTATAAATTTGTTGTGAATGCTGAAGATCAATACAAATATAGCATTGTACAAAGAGAATTCCAAATCAGAGTTAGAGATCCAGAAGCTACAAGATACAGCAACATATACATGAAGCCTTTCTTGAAAGAAACAGTAAAAGCAAACTTTAACGCATTTATCTCTGACCCAGAAATTTTTATTCCTGAAAATATATATAGACCGAGCGATCCAAATTTTGGAATACAAAATGATATAAAAGTACCTGTGTACTACGGAATAGAAACAAAAAATATAGCAGAATTTGTAGCTGCAACCGCTAAAAATCATAAAAGAAAACAATATAGAATAGGTGAATTGAAATCAGCTGTTGCCACTACTCCTGGAACTAGGAACGCAGTATATGAAGTAATTTACTTAGAAGTAATCGACCCAAGTGATCCCGGCCCAGGAATAAGAACAAGGAAGAATTTTAGAATTAGCACCACTACGAAGTTATCAACTGACACAGTGCGTGATACACCAACTGACACATTTTATGATTATTTAGATAAACCGCAATTTGCTATAAATCTAAGAGGCAAACAGATCACAATTACTTTAGGTGAAGATTTTATTATAGAAACTAAAAATGACGGTGAGAAGATCATTAATTGGACTGATGGGTTAGTGGTTGATGGCAGGACTGAAGATAAACTTTTAGCAATTACAGAGGGATTAGGACCTACATATGTTCAAAGACCTGATTATGCCAATACAATTAAAGCCGACACAGATGCTCTAGATGCTAGTATGTCTACAGACAATAAAAGATATATTAGCAATATTTTTAATATGCGAGATAATATAAGAGATCTAGGAGAAACAGACAGAAACTTTGTTCCGTTATGGATGAGATCTCCTCAACAAGGAAGTGTAAATGAATTAGGATTTACGCCTGCAATAGTATTGTGTTATTGTAAACCAGGAACAAGTGATATAATACTAAGTGCAATTAGAGCTAGTAATTTTAATTTTAGTCAATTTAATTTAGACATTGATCGTTACATTTTGGATAGCACAGACATTTCAAGCGAACCACAATACATACTGTTCGCAAATTATAGATTTAACATATAAACATGATAAATATGTTTAGGAGATAAAAATTATGGCAGACAGCACAGTAACTTTTACAAGTATAGATGAAGAATATCCTATTGCAGGGCAGGACAACGATAGTCAAGGTTTTCGTGATAATTTTTCAGAAATAAAACAAGCCTTACAGGCAGCTAGTATAGAGCTTACAGATTTACTTACCAACGGTGCAAGATTAGATACGCAAAATGATTTTAACGGTAATATAATTGGTAACGCAGATCTTCAGTCTGTTACGGATAAAGTTTACAATACAGGTAATTTAAATCAAGACACTACTATAGAATGGGCAGACGGACTGTATCAAAATGTTACTGTTGCTGATGACATTACTTTGACATTAGACACATGGGGCGGCCCTAATAAGTTAAGTAAAATGAGACTTGCATTAAGATCAGATGGTGCGTCAAGAACAGTAATATGGGTAGCCGCTAATGCAGGCAACTTGAGAGTAAGTGCAAATTGGCCAACTACATTTAC